ATGGCTCAAGATTATCATCATGGTGTGCGGGTCGTTGAAATTAATGAAGGCACGCGCCCTATTAGCACGGTCAATACAGCAATTGTGGGCATGGTCTGCACAGCTGATGATGCCGATGCTAAATATTTTCCCTTAAATACACCGGTTTTAATTACGGATGTGATTGAAGCGTCCAGTAAGGCTGGAGACTCAGGCTCATTAGCCAGAGCATTAGACGCAATCGGCAACCAATCAAAACCGGTCACCGTCGTTGTGCGTGTTGAACAAGGTGATAGTGAAGCAGAAACCACGACCAATATTATTGGCGGTTCTACCTCAGAAGGACGCAAAACCGGATTACAAGCTTTAACCGTTGCCCAAAGTCGATTGGGGGTAAAGCCTCGTATTCTTGCTGTTCCTGCCCATGATACTCAAGCAGTATCCTCCGCCCTTGCAGGTATCGCACAAAAAATGCGCGCAATGGCATACATTAGCGCGTATGGATGCAAAACAGTGAATGAGGCAATCGACTACCGTGAGAATTTCAGTCAACGTGAACTCATGTTGATTTACCCTGAACTTCAACGCTGGGATACCCAAACAAACTCAGAAAGTAACGTCTACGCCACTGCCTGTGCATTAGGTTTGAGAGCTAAAATCGACAATGAAATAGGTTGGCATAAAACCTTATCCAACGTAGGCATCAATGGGGTTACAGGCATTTCCGCTGACGTGTCTTGGGATTTACAAGATCCAGCAACCGATGCGGGGTTACTCAATGAAAAGAGTATCACCACATTGATTCGTAATAATGGGTTTAAATTTTGGGGTTCCCGCACATGTTCAGATGATCCGCTTTTTACCTTTGAATCTTACACCCGTACAGCTCAAGTCTTAGCGGACACTATGGCAGAAGCGCACGATTGGGCGATTGATAAGCCACTCACTCCGACGCTGACCAAAGATATCATTGACGGTATTAATGCGAAATTACGTAGCCTTACCAGCCAAGGGTATTTATTAGGTGGGGAATGTTGGTTTGACCCTAAAGTCAATATCAAGGAAGAGTTAAAGAGCGGAAAATTATACCTTGATTATGACTACACACCAGTCCCTCCACTTGAAAACTTATTGCTACGTCAGCGGATCACCGACCGCTATTTATTAGATTTCAGTTCAAAGATTAAGGGGTAATCATGGCTTTACCACGCAAATTTAAACACATGAACATCTTTAATGATGGTCAAAATTACATGGGTATCGCAGAGGAAGTCACACTCCCCAAACTAACCCGCAAGTTAGAAGCGTATCGCGGCGGCGGCATGAACGGCGCGGCTCAAATTGATATGGGATTAGATGATGGTGCATTAGATATGGAAATCACGCTGGGCGGAATGGAGGCACAAATCTATCGCCAATGGGGAATTGAAACCATTGATGGTGTTCAGCTCAGATTTCATGGGTCAATTCAGCGGGATGATATCGGCGAAGTGCATGCAGTTGAAATGGTGGTTCGCGGTCGATACAGCGAAATTGATTCGGGAAACGTGAAAGAAGGTGACAATTCTCAAACAAAATTGAGCGTTAAGCCTACGTATTTTCGCTTAGAGATAAATGGTGAAAAGCTCATTGAAATTGACATTATCAATATGGTTGAAATTGTGGGGGGTGTTGACCGCATGGCTGCACACCGTGCCGCACTGGGATTATAAAGGAGACATTAAACAATGGAGCAAACAGAAAAAAATCAAATCACCGTAGTTTTAGATGAACCACTAACTCGTGGCGAAACCACAATTTCCGAGATTGTGGTGCGTAAACCGAATTCCGGTGCATTACGAGGTGTTCGCTTAGCAGCATTAATAGAGATGGATGTTGACTCTGCCATGTTAGTTTTACCGCGTGTCACAACTCCAGCCTTGACCAAATCGGAAATTCTAATGATGAATCCTGCGGATATGATGAGTCTAACTAAAGAGTTAGTGTTTTTTTTGCTGCCGAAGTCGGTGACTACCGATTCCCAGAGCGATTAACCGTTGATGATTTAGTGGCAGATATTGCCACAATTTTTCATTGGTCACCCGCAGTGACTGAGCCTTATTCTCTGACTGAATTATTAGAATGGCGTTATCAAGCGCTTAAACGTAGCGGTATGGAAGATGAGTAAAGATTTGCGTTTACAAGTGATTTTAAGCGCCGTTGATAAATTCACAAAACCACTGCGCGGTGTTCAAACATCCAATAAAAAACTGGCGGAAACCCTCCGCCGGTCTCGCCAAGAATTAAAAGAACTTAATCTTCAAGCCAAGCAAATTGAAGGCTTTAAGAGAACAAAGCAATCACTGGACACAACCAATAAAGCATATCAACAAGCATCAGCAAAAGTCACAAAGCTGGCTCAAGAGCTATCTTTGGCACAAAATCCAACTCAGGCTCAAGCCAGAACACTGAAACAAGCAAAATCCGCAGCAGCCAAGTTAAAGAGAGAAGTCAGTACGTTAAGTGCCTCACTGCAACGCCAACGAGAGTCGTTAAGAAACAGTGGTATTTCGACGCATCAATTGAGTCAAGCTCAAATCAGGCTAAACAGCGATATTAATTCTGCTAATCTGCGTTTACAACAACAAGAGCAGCAGTTAAAGCGCGTTGCTAACCAAGAAAAACGCATGTCTGCAGTGAGAAATAGTTACCAACGAACCATGGATGTGCGCAATAAAATGGCGGGTGCAGGTGCTGGCATGACTGCAGCAGGCGTTGGGATTGGTTATGCAGCAAAGAAAGTACTTGTACCCGGCTATGACTTTGAAATCGGCATGTCAAAAGTGCAGGCGTTAACACGCCTAGATAAAAACTCAGAGGATTACAAAATGCTGAGAAACCAAGCCAGAGAGCTTGGAGCAACAACGGCATTTACAGCCAATGACGTCGCACAAGGTCAGGCGTTTTATGCCATGGCAGGTTTTAAGCCTGAGCAAATTAAAAATGCGATGGCGGGAACATTATCCATGTCACTCGCTGGTGATATCGACTTAGCCACCACGGCGGATATTGGTTCCAATATCTTAACGGGCTTTAAATTAAGCTCGGATGAGATGAATCGAGTGAGTGATACATTGGTTGCCACATTCACCCGTTCAAACGTTAATCTCAGCATGCTGGGGGATACGATGAAATATGTTGCCCCCGTTGCGGCTGGACTTGGGGTTGATATAGAAACAGCTGCGGTAGCCGCAGGAAAATTAGGTGATGCAGGTATTCAAGGCTCAATGGCGGGGACAAGTTTACGCGCTATTCTCGGACGGTTGGCTGAGCCACCCAAGCAAGCTGCTGAAGCATTAACAAAATTGGGGATAAAAACTCGTGATGTGAAAGGTAACTTACGAGAACTACCCGCCATTCTGGCTGAATTAGATAAAAAAACCCAAAAAATGGGAACCGCACAACGCGCTGGGCTGTTTAAGCATATCGCAGGTGAAGAGGCTTTTTCTGCATTATCTGTTTTAGTGGATAAATCAGGCTCTGGTGAGCTGCAAAACATGATTGCAGAAATTAAAGCCGCGAAAGGTGAAGCCGAAAAAGTGGCTAAAACCATGACCGATAACCTTGATGGGGATTTGAAAAATCTGACATCGGCATGGGAGGATGTTGGGATACAAATATTCGGCGGCGCAGATAGCCCACTGCGAGATATCACTAAGCAGGTGACGAGTCTTATTTCAGGTTTTGGCAATTGGGCAAAGAAAAATCCCGAGATAGTGAAAACACTCACGATGATAACGCTGGGGCTTGGCGCTGTACTTGCCGTTGGTGGCAGCATTTCATTGATGATAGCTGCCATGATAGCGCCTCTGGCGATGGCAAAGTTAAGCCTCGCTGTTTTAGGGGTTAAAGGCAGTGGATTTCTATCGTTGCTGATTAATCCGATCAAGATGATTAGTAGCGCTTTTATGATGCTAGGAAAAGCCTTATTAGCCAACCCGATTATTTTAATTATCACCACGATTGCGGGGTTAGCTTACCTGATTTATAAAAATTGGGATGCGATAGCACCATTCTTAAAAAACGTCTGGGAAAAAGTGTCCAAAATCTTTGGCGAGGCATTAAGTGCCATCAAAACATTTATCTCAGACAAGTGGGAGCAAATTGTTTCTGATGTAAAAGCCTTACCCGAAAGGTTTAAACAAATCGGCGGTGAAATCATCGATAGTTTGAAAAATGGCATTCTTGAGAAATGGGAAGCGCTAAAGTCCACTTTTGCCGACATTAAGCGCGCAGCAACAGATTTATTACCTGAATGGATGTTATCCGATGATGCAAAAGCCGAGAGATTAGCCGCGAAGCCAAGTGGAGCATCTATTGCAGGCAAAACACTGGCAGGATTATTCGACCGTGGTGGCTATATTCCTCGGGGGCAATTTGGCATTGTTGGCGAATATGGTCCTGAAATTGTCAATGGTCCGGCTAATGTAACAAGCCGAAAACATACTGCGGCACTGGCGGCGGCAGCGTTGACATTGGGGGCGATGCCCTCAACCGCAAATCAGCCAATTCATCCGTATGCATTACCGCCAAAGAATTACGTTTCAACGTCAGTGAATATCACTCAACGTCACAGTGAAGCCAGTCGTTCTCCTATTGAAATTCATATCCATGCCGCACCTAGCCAGTCGGCAGCCGATATTGCAAAAGAAGTTGCCAAACAACTTGCGTACGCGCAGCGCAGAGCGGAATCACGGCGATTAAGTCAGTACCAAGACAACGAGGAGTTTTAATTATGGCGATGGCGGCATTAGGGTTGTTTGTTTTTCATTTGCGAACAACGCCTTATCAAATGATGCAGATTAATAAAAAATATCGATACGGTTTTAATCACCGAGTGGGCAAACGCCCTGCTTTTCAGTTTATCGGTGCTGACAGTGATGACATCACGTTGAGTGGTTCATTGTTTCCGTCATTAACAGGCGGCAAATTATCATTACTTACTTTAGAATCAATGGCTGAAACAGGGAAAGCATGGTCGTTAATCGATGGTAGTGGCACAATTTATGGCATGTATGTTATCGAAGAAATCACACAGGCAAAAAGTGAGTTTTTTGATGATGGTGCAGCAAGAAAAATTGATTTTACGCTGAAGCTAAAACGAACGGATGAATCGCTGTCTGAAATGTTCGGTGATTTAAGCCAGCAGCTAAATGATATTCAAGGAACTCTACGGCTATGAGTTTTTTTTCAGGAATAGAATCAACGCCTATCTTTGTTCTTGCCGCGAATGGCGTCAACATCAATGCTCAAGTTCAAGGTCGATTAATCTCGCTATCAATGACAGATAACCGAGGGTTTGAAGCGGATCAGATTGATATTGAATTAGATGATAGTGACGGGCAACTGGCATTACCCAAACGAGGTGAAAAGCTGTCATTGCATTTAGGTTGGAAGAACGAAGCCTTAATTTATAAGGGGACGTTTACCGTTGATGAAATTGAGCATAGCGGCACACCTGACCGATTAATGATACGCGGGCGTAGCGCTGATTTTCGTGAAACATTGAATGTAAAACGAGAACAGTCTTATCACCAAAAGACACTTGGGGATATTGTCCGCACGTTAGCTGAGCGCAATAAACTGAAACCTGTTATCGACAATAAACTTGATAAAATCAGAATCTCTCATATCGACCAAACCAATGAGTCTGACGGTTCATTTTTAACCAGAGTTGCAAAACTGGAAGGCGCGATTGTTGCGGTTAAAGATGGAAATTTACTGTTTATGCGACAAGGTGAAGGGTTAACCGCAAGCGGGCAACCGATCCCAACGATGCATATTACTCGCTCTGTGGGAGATGGACACCGTTTTTCACTGGCTGATCGTGGCGCTTATACTGGCGTTGTCGCCAACTGGTTAAATACGCGTGAGCCTAAAAATAAAAAAAAGGTAGAGATAAAACGTAAACGGAAAACATCGGCATCAAAAGAAGCCCCAAAAGAAAAACAAGGAGAATATTTAGCGGGAGAGCAAGGAAATGTGCTAACCCTATCTCATACCTATGCAACAAAAGAAAATGCAGAAAGAGCAGCCAAGGCACAATGGGAAAAAATTCAACGAGGTGTAGCTTCATTCTCTATTCAACTCGCGAAAGGTCGTGCGGATTTGTATCCTGAAATGCCGATAACCCTTAGTGGTTTTAAACCCGAAATTGATAATGCAGAATGGACGCTAACGCGAGTTGTTCACACATTGAATGACAGTGGTTTTATGACAGCATTAGAGTTAGAAGTGAAAATTTCAGAGTTGGATATTGAGTGATAAAAAATAACACTGCATAAAAAAATTTGATATAATATCAGCAATATCAACATCATGACGAAAGGTACATTATCATGATGAATTGTCCTCTTTGCGGTCATGCCGCCCATACTCGTAGTTCTCAGCAAATATCAAAAGAAACCAAAGAACGTTATAACCAATGCCAAAACATTAATTGCGGTGCAACATTTGTAAGCCATGAATCAGTATCAAGGTTTATCGCCAAGCCTAAACTTGTTGAAGCAGTAAATCCCCATCCTAATAAGTATCAGCAAACATCATTGTCATTATAA